ACAGGGGATGTTCCTTATGCTGGTGTTGATGAGCAGAATATATCTAGTGGTACTGTAAGTGGAAAGGTCGATGATGCCGTAAATAAGATGGCAGAACTTGGAACGCATTCTTTGGGTGCCAATGATCAGGGACATTCTTCTATTCGTAAAGAATATGATAAGTTTTATAATTTTCTTAAGGGTGGTAATGATGGATTGAGTTCTCTTCGTAGAGAAACGATGTTTATTAATATTCTTCAAGGTCTTCATCCTCTTGAAGCAGAGATTCTTATTCTTGTAAAAGATAAGAAATTGGAAACTAAGTATAAATCTATTACCAAAGAGCTTGTCAGTGAGGCATATTCTGATATTAATTGGGGTAATCGCTCATGAGTACTGAAGTTCAGGAAGAGAAAAAAGAAGAGGTAGTTGAAGAGAAGAAGGAGAATAATTTTGATCCTTCTGTATATTCTTGTGAAATACTTCTAGAGAAAACTACAGAGCAGAAATCAAGGGATAAAAAATTTCCTACGGATGCTTTTAATGTTTCTTATATTGCTGATGGTGAGGAACGTTTAGATGTAACTCGTTCCAGTAAAATGTCAAATATTTTTGACATGTATTATGATAGATATGGCAATGTTAAAGATATTGCTTATGGACATGGATCAATTAATCCTATCCAATGGGGATATAAATCACCAGAAAAAAAGAAAAAAAGAAAATGAATTTTAATAGGAGAAAACAATGACTCAACATGAACAAATCGTAGAAGCTTTTGAAACCTACGTTGCAGAATCAGAATCCTTTGAGCAGAAGGGTGTTAAGGCAGCAGCTACTAGAGCACGTAAAGCACTTGGTGAATTGAGTAAACTTGCTAAGTCAAGACGTGCTGAAATTCAGGAGAAAAAGAATAATCAATGAATACTGAAGGTGAAACTGTTGGAGTAGGAACTACTTCCAACGAAAATATGAGGGTTGATCTTGATCCTGTTACCCTTAAAAAGGTGATGAAGGATTATAAGAGGATTAAGAAGTATATGAGATCACCTATCTACGAGATTAAAAAGATGGATGGAAACGAAAAAGTCATCACAAAGTTGATGAATGAGTTGGACAAGATTTAGGACGTACCAAAATCAACTTTTAATCTCATATATTGCCGGAAAAAAACTCCGGTATTTTTTTGATATGTAAGGTTTTGTAACAAATAATACATAACTACTTGTCTAAATATAGTAACTGTGTTATTATTAACACAATCGTTCACCTCATTAGAGGCGCAAGTAAGTCGCGGAACGCATTTCGTTCATCCCTTTACAGGGACGGAAACGACTAAAGGAACGGACCTAAAAATCCAATTACTTTAGGAGTAAAACAATGGCACTTAAGTACCGTGGTGTTGACTACAACACTAACCATAAGGATGGTTCAGTAACCACTAAAACTCTCACATATCGTGGGAATGTGTATTCTAACCTTAATCCTATAACTGGGTCTTGCCGTAAGGAAAAGATTCAGGAAACATACAGAGGTGTAAAGCATCAAGAGGTTAAAACCTTCTGTGCTTGATTATCTGACTTACAGATTCACTTTTAAGAGATCCTATTGACAGGATCTCTTTTTTTGTGTAAAATATATAAAAGAAAATTTTCTCATGGATAAGGACAAATTAAAACTTATTGTTCGTAATTTGGAATTATTGGTTGATTCTCTTAAAACAGAAGTTTATTCTGATGTTGAAGCATATCGAAATTCAGCTGCCTTTAAGGAACCAATAGGTGATTATGATGAAATGTATGACGATGATGATGGTTATCCCGATTAAACTATGACTGTAAAACTTGTTAGTGTCACACCTGATGCAGAACAGACTATGGGTTATATTGCCCGTGTCTCTAATCCTGCTAATCAGGATAATAAAAAATATGCAGGACTATTAAAGTATTGCATTAAGCATAATCATTGGAGTGTTTTTGAACAATCCTCTATGACTCTTGAGATAGAGACTACTCGTGCCATTGCTGCACAGATCCTGAGACATCGTTCATTCACCTTCCAGGAGTTTTCTCAGCGTTATGCTGCTAGTACTGCATTGGGTAGTATTTCACTACCAGAACTCCGTAGGCAGGATGATAAGAACCGTCAAAACTCTACAGATGATTTGGATTCTGATTTAGTGGAGACACTTAATAAACAAATGGATACTTTGTTTAGTTCTGCATTATCACTTTATAATCAGATGCTAGAAGATGGTGTTGCTAAGGAATGTGCTAGAATGGTATTGCCTTTATGTACTCCCACTAGAATCTATATGACTGGATCTTGTCGTTCTTGGATACATTATATTAATCTAAGATCTGCACATGGAACCCAGAAAGAACATATGGATATTGCTGAAGCGTGTAGGGAAGTGTTTGTCGAGCAATTTCCCGCAGTATCAGAAGCCCTTGAATGGGTTAAATAAATACTTTTGTATAACTTTGTATTGAAATGCCTACATATCCTGTCATTAATTTAAAAACTAAAGAAAAGAAAGAACTTTCCATGACCATGAAAGAGTATGGTGAATGGAAAGATGCTAATCCGGATTGGGACAAAGACTGGCAAGCAGGTGTTGCTAGTTCTCAAGAAGTATTTGCCTGGAAAGGTGAAGCAGCCTCTGGTGGATGGAATGAGATTTTAGATAGAGCCTCTAAACAGCCAGGTGCTAATGTTCGTAAAAACCGAGATTATAGTTTTTAAATGCCAAGAAAAAAGAAAGCAGAACAACCAATAGGTGTCGGACTCACGGCAAAGCAGATGAGAAGAAAGAAACCAATTAATAGTGATTTATTAATTGATATAGACCCACTTACAGAAAATCAAAAGAGATTATTTGAATCTTATAGTGGGGGTAAGCATTTAGTTGCTTATGGTGTTGCCGGAACTGGTAAAACCTTTATTACTCTTTATAATGCTTTAGGTGATGTTTTAGATACTAGTACTCCTTACGAAAAGATTTATCTAGTAAGATCTCTTGTATCTACTAGAGAGATTGGATTCCTTCCAGGGGATCATGAAGATAAATCGTCTCTTTTCCAGGTTCCTTATAAGAATATGGTAAAATTCATGTTTCAGATGCCATCTGATGCTGATTTTGAGATGCTTTATGGGAATTTAAAGGCACAAGAAACTATTAAGTTTTGGTCAACTTCTTTTATTCGTGGAACAACACTTGATAATGCTATTGTTATAGTTGATGAATTCCAAAACTTGAATTTTCACGAACTTGATAGTATAATAACTCGTGTTGGTGCAAATACTAAGATTATGTTTTGTGGTGATGCCACTCAAACAGATCTTATAAAGACTAACGAGAGGAATGGTATTATAGATTTTATGCGAATTCTTCGAGCAATGCCATCATTTGATGTTATTGAATTTGGTATAGAAGACATTGTTCGTTCTGGACTTGTCAAAGAATATATCGTTGCAAAACTTGATTCTGGTTTTTAATTAATGTTTAATCATGTTGATTTGAATCTCGCTCCTCTGGAGAGAGAACATATAGATGGTGTTAGATACTATAAGATTCCTGATCTTGAGGAATTTGTTAAGTTAGTATCCATTACTTCTATTACTAGTCATTTTAATAAGGAAATCTTTATTAACTGGCGAAAAAAGGTTGGTAATGAAACCGCAGATAAGATCACGAAAGCGGCTACACGTCGTGGAACTGATATGCATACTCTTACTGAGTATTATTTAAAGAATGATAATCTACCTGATGTCCCACCTATATCTGAATTTTTATTCAAGATTGCAAAGGGTGAGATTAATAAAATAGATAATATTCATGCTTTAGAAGGTCCGCTATATAGTAAAGAATTGGGTATTGCTGGAACTGTTGACTGTATTGCAGAATATAACGGCGAGTTAGCGATAATAGATTTTAAGACATCTAAAAAACCTAAACCACGAGAGTGGGTTGAGCATTATTTTGTTCAATGTATGGCATATGGTTGTATGCTTTATGAATTAACAGGAATTGCTGTTAAAAAACTTGTAATTATTATGGCTTGTGAAAATGGAGAATGCATCGTTTATGAAGAATATGACAAAGCAAAGTACATCAAACTACTCAGTGAATACATTAGAAAGTTTGTTGGAGATAAATTGGAGCTCTATGGAACCGAATAAAGAATTAGAAAAGGCAATAGCGAGTAAATTTTTGACCCCTTCTAAATTTGCCATTGAGATAGAAAAGATCGTTGCAGAACAAGGACTTAACTATATTGATGCTATAGTTCATTACTGTGATGCTAATAGCCTTGAGGTTGACTCAATTACAAAATTGATGTCAAAACCATTAAAAGAAAAATTAAAGTATGATGCACAAGAACTCAACTTTATGAAAAAAACATCTAGAGCAAAACTTCCTTTATAATGCCTACTAGATCCGATTTAATGCATTACCGTCTTCAAGCAATATTGCGAGAGCATAGTTGGTCTGATCTTGAATATTTGGGAGAAGATGAAGAACAGGGGCATATGTATCGATTAGGGGACGTAGAAGTTCCTGTTAAGAATATTACAGAATTTGAATGTGAGCCAGTTGATGAAAGTGACACCGTTTGAAACCTATCAAACTTATCTTTCTATGAAGAGTCATTTTACTAATCGTAAATATGACTTTTTTAAGTATGGAGGTAAATCCCGTGCTACTATGACTTCTTTTAATAAGAGGAAGGATAAATATTGGTTTGAAAAAACTTCTAGGAAGTATTCTGATGAACAAGTGCTAGACTTTCTTCTAGCAAATTTTGTAAA